CCGAGCCTATTACATATATCAACAAGCCTAAACTGTTTATTTCTGAGAGATGCCAGAACTTGATATATTCGATGAGAGAGTGGACAGGCGGGGATGGAGACAAAGGTGCAGCAAAGGACCCGATTGACGCTCTTCGATACATTGTAGTTATGAACCCAGTATATGAAGACGAGCAAAGTTACAAACCTCTTGGCGGAGGTTCTTATTGATTTCCCACTAACTATTGATAAACAACTACTATGTCCGAACAATTTTGGCTTAACGGCACAGACAAAATCGCCCTCGCTAGCGATAAACCAGATATTCCGTATCTCAACGACGAACTGCATCGCTCCCTGTTCTATGGTGGCAATATGTCTAGACTCTCAACCTCTGACGACCAGCGTATGTGCAGATGGGAAGGCCAGTCTGATGATGGTCGAAAGCACGAAGATGCCCTTGGTTTTGAGCCGTTTCCCTTTGAAGGTGCTTCTGACGTTAGGGTTCGCCTTATTGATGACGTTATCAATCAATTAGTTGTCCTTCTTATGACAAGTTGGAGTCGCTCCAACATCAGAGTCTCTGGGACTGAAGTGAATGACGCTGAGGCCGCTGGAGCCGCCCAGACCCTGATGCAATGGCTCGTCCAGAATAAGATTAGAGCCGAACTCGAGAGAGAGGCAGAACTCTGGATACAATATACGATGCAGTTTGGCTGGTCTGCTGTTCACGTCGGTTGGAATAGAACAGTCTCAAAGAGAAATGAAATTATCAAGATGGAAGACCTTGCAATTGCCGCCGCCCAAGGTGACGGACTTATGGCAAAGGCAATCGGACAAATCAAGGCTGACCCTAATACCGACCTAGGTATTATGATGATAGAGCAGTCGCTGATGTGCACAAAGAAGGAAGCGAAGATTATCTGCCAGAACCTGTTCAAGGACGGATGGTCCGAGTATCAGCAACCATACATTTCCTGCAATCTCCCTGTCGTCGCCGCACTTAAGCCGTTTGATGAAATCGCTTTCCCGCCCGAGACTGTGGATATCCAAGATGCCAGAGTCATCTTCAAGAGAACATTCATGTCCGAAGTTCAGTTCAGAAGCATCGGAAAGTCCGAAGCCTGGAACGAAGAGTTCGTTGAAGAAGCCGTAAATACGGCAGGAAAAGCGGGTTATTTGCAGGATAGCAACATCATCCCTCTTATCAATACTGTCCCTAATGCCGTGGAAAAGGCCAACAATCTCATTGAGGTTGTTTACTCCTACGCCAGACAACTTGACGAAAACGGAAACTCCGCAATCTACTATACTGTATTCTGCCCTACTGTTGCAGAGAGTCTGTATGGTAAGCACGAAATCCTTGAGTATGCTCACGGACAGTATCCCTTCATCGAATACAGAAGAGAACGACTCCGCCGTTCTATTGTTGAGTCCAGAGGTATCCCCGAAGTTCTCTACACGGAACAAGAAGAACTGAAGGCTCAGAAGGATGCCATCAGAGACAGAACAGCCCTTGAGGTCAGCCCTCCGTTGATGGTTAAGAAGCGTCTCGCAGCCCAGACAAGAATTGGTCCGGGTCAACTCCTTCCTGTTAACTCTCCTGACGAGTATCAGTATCTTTCTGGTCCGACTGGAACTCCTGCTACTGCCTTTGCGTTGATGGAAAAGATTGAACTCAAGGTAGCCCAGCAGTTCGGTCTTTACCACCCGCAGGTAGTGCCTACGCATACGCAAATGACCCAGCAACACTTGGTCAACAACTTCTTCCTCGCTTGGAGTTCTGTGTATAAGCAACTGTTCTCTCTTGCTCATCAGTATCTTCTCCCCGAAGAAATTGAGCGAATTGCTGGAGTCCCTATCCCCACTACATTTACAGACAACCACAACCAGTTCGATTTCATGGTCAGATTTGACATTAGAGAACACGACACGGATTGGGTTATGGAGAAACTTAAGAGCATCAATCAGTTCGTCCTCCCGATGGACTCTACCGGAACTATTGACCGCTCGAAGTTGATTGCCAAACTTGTTAAGGCTATCGCTCCCGAGACGGCTTACGAAATCCTCGTTGACCAGAAGACGGCCACCCAAAAGCAATATAAGGAAGTCCAGAACGACCTTGCTCTGATGATGCTCGGACTTGAGGCTCAATACACGGAGAACGACCCTCAGGCTGGCCAGAAAATGCAAGCGATGCAGGACATTATGGGCAAGAACCCGAAGGCACAGCAAGCGTCCAAGGGCGACCCTGTGTTCCAAGCCCTGCTCCAAAACTACTCAAAGAACCTGCAAATGTCAATTAGCCAGCAACAGAATGCCCAAATCGGCAGAACTGGCGTGTCTCCTGTGGGCAATAAGTTCGCCCAACAGCAGCAGTCTGGCGAAGAGCAGGAATTGATTGAACCGCAGGATATGCAACAGGCAATTAGCCCTGCTGGAATGGGACAGCAACCCCAGTAATTGACTTATGACCGACCAAGAGAAAGTGTCAATAAAGAACAAAATCCAACGCTCCCTGCTGTTTCAGCAAAGCGAACTATGGGAGTCCGTGCTGTTTATCCTCGATGAGGCTATCAAGGCAGAGTCGGAGATTGCCATTAGTCAGTCAATTGATGAAACCAAGCGTTCTCACCAATCTGGACGTGCTGATGGACTTATCTATCTGAAGGACCTACTTGAGTCCACAAGACAAGAGGCACTTCGCTTGTCTAGCAGAAAAGGTTCTTGACAAGCGTTAATCAATGATTAACTTATCAAATTAAGTTTCTGCGAACTCTAAACGCTGACTGATGACTACAACCAATGCCGATAACGGAGAGGCACAAAATCCCGTGGAAAACGCTATCGGAAGCGTTCAAAATGAAGAAACCCTTGTGAGCCAATTACGAGGCATACTGTTCTCCGACGAACAAGATGAAGGCCAGCCCGAGCCTGTTGAACAAGAAGGCGAAGCCCAAACGGAGGATAGGGGTGATGAAGTTGACGAACTAGGTGACGGCCTAGTTGAAGATACTGAAAGCACTACTGAGGCCGAGGATGGCGAAGATGTTCATTCACAAGCAGAGACGGAAGAAACCACAGAACAGACAGGAGTTCAGAAGCGTATCGACAAACTGACTGCGTTGCGTAAGACGGCTGAAGAGCAGGTCGAAGCGATGCGAGCAGAAGTCGAAGAGTATAAGTCCAAGATTGCTGATTTCGAGAAGAGTAGTGAAGCGGTCCAGCCTACGGCTGACAGCCCCTTTGCGGACCTCACATCGGGTGATGCTATCAAGAACGAATACGAACAGGCAAGACAGATTAGATACAAGTGCGAAGCGAACCCGGAAGGTTTCCAAATGGGAGAAACATACTTTGACTCTGAACAAGTCAGAAATATGAAACTCAATGCGATGCAAGCCATGGAGGTTCACCTCCCTAAACAAATGGAGTTTGTCAAAGCAAGAGAACAATGGAAGCCTATTGCACTCGAGAGTTACCCTTGGCTGAAAAACAAGGAAACCCCCGAATACAAGTTAGCCCAGCAGGTGTTAAAGACGTTCCCGCAATTCAAACGCTTCCCCGACTTCGAACTGTTCATTGGAGACTATGTTAGAGGCTACACCTCTAGAACTAGTCAAATTGCCAAGAAAGGTGTCCCTATCAAGGGAACGCAACAATTGGCAGTAAAACCGGCCTCTTCACAGACACAGGCAAGCAGAAATGATACGACTGCTAGAAATGTCGAATCCCGCTATCAGAGAACCGGGAACCGTGATGACCTTAAGAAGATAGTGTCAAAATACCTCTAATACCCCTAACCCCCTACATACCCCACTACTATGGCTATGCTCACAGAACGCAGTCTTTCCGCCGCCAACAAACTTGGTCGCCGTGAAGAAATTGCTAACCTTATCTCCCTCGTTGATGCGAAGGACACCCCCTTTACCTCTATGGCGAAGAAGGGTTCCCAGCCCCAACAAACCCTGTTCCGCTGGCAGGTTGACTCTCTCCCCGAACCGAAGACAGATGGTGTTGTCGATGGCACGGATGTGACCAACGCTGACTTCGAGAACTTCGTCAAGACTGACACCAAGCAGTATCGCAACGAACTCGCCGCCTTCATCCAGATTTTCCGCAGACAGACCCGAGTTTCCAAACTCACCCAGTCTTCTGTTACGAACATCGCTGGTGTTAAGGATGAACTCGCTAACAATGTCGCCAAGGCTATTACGATGCTGAAGCGTGACATGGAAAAGACCTTCTGCTCGGATAACGAGTCTCAGGCCGAAAAGACTGTTGGTGGCTCTGTCGTCCCTTATAAGACCCGTGGTCTGGATAAGTGGATTGTCAAGGCTGCTGATAAGGACATCAACGAGAACGCCACAATCGTTCCCGATGAGTTCTGCGTTCCCTATGACGCTGTTGACCCGACGAACTCTTCCATCGCTACTGGTGCTCTCGCTGACCTCAGCGAAACGCAAATCCAGAACGTCCTGACCTCCATCTATAAGCAGACTGGTCAGTTCAGAACCTATGACCTCCTCGGCGGCCCCCTGCTGAAGAGAGCGTTCACGAACCTCGTCTATACCACAAAGGAGTCCACCGCTACCGGTCCTCTCGAGTCTAACAGAACGAACAACAGAAACGCCGCTGACTCGACCTACACCTCCTCGATTGACCTCTTCGAAGGCGATTTCGGTGGTCTGAGACTGCATCCGTCCCTGTTCCTCAAGAACCATAAGGTCGGTTACATCATTCCGTTTGACATGGTGGAAGTTCGCTACGGCGGCAATGTTGCCGAAGTGACCAACCTCCCCGATAACGGTGGTGGCCCTGCTCGCCTCATCGAAGCCGTCGCTGGCCTCGTTGTCCACAACCCGCTCGCCTTCGGCAAGTTGGACCTCTCGTAAGCGAGGTGTCGGACTTTATTCAAAGTCTGGCTGACGTGATTCCCTCCAATCTCCGCAAGGAGGTTGAGAGGGAACTTCGTTTCGGTTGGAACCAACAAGAAATCAAGGCCAAGTCTGATGCTAAACAGACGGCCATCTATGGTCACTCGAACGCTGCAAGAGCAATCGAGGGTGTAGGTCAATTGAAAGCAAGAATTCCTGTAAGTGCCTTCCACTACTGGGGTCATCGACTCGGCTACGAATGCTGGGAAGATAAACAATTTGTAAATGAATTCATTAGGGACAACCCAGAGGTTGCGGTCCGTAACAGAATGAAAAGAACTATGGTTAATGGTGCTTCTGGCATCTTTGACTCCTCTGGAACACTTATTAAATGAGAACTATTGACTTCGAGACTATCCTCGCTCAATCACTCCAG